ATTTCACATGGAAGGGTTACGCCTCGAACAATGGTCTATTTGGTGAACAGATTGCCCCTAAGAAGGGCAAGTACATAACCCTCACAGAGGGAGAGTGCGATGCAATGGCTGCTTACGAACTGCTAGGTAGTAAGTGGCCCGTTGTATCCATTAAGAGCGGAGCAGCAGGGGCAACCAATGATGTTAAAGAATCTCTGGAATTTCTGGAGAGCTTTGATACTGTTGTGATTGCCTTTGACAATGATAAGCCAGGTAGGGAGGCAGCTAGAAAAGTAGCGAGGCTCCTAAGACCTGGTTCTGCTAGGATTCTTACTCTTCCAGAGGGATTCAAAGACCCTAACGAAATGCTCCGCAAGAACCAGCGAGAGAAATTCACAAGGGCCTTTTGGGATGCTAAAGTATATACACCTTCCGGTGTTATCAATGTGTCCGACAATAGGGAGATGTTCAAGAAGCGTGAGAAAAAGGATTGTATACCTTATCCTTGGGAAGGTCTTAATAGAAAACTATACGGACTAAGACAAGGAGAACTCATGACCCTCACTGGAGGGACAGGACTTGGTAAATCCTCAGTAACACGAGAGCTCGAACACTGGATTATAAAAACAACAGAAGATAACGTTGGAATTATATCTCTAGAAGAGAGCAGGGAGAGAACCTTTGATGGTATCATGTCTATTGAAGCTAACGCAAAGCTTTACATAGATCAGATAAGAGAAACATTCTCGGAGGAAGAGTGGGATAGATACTTTGATATTCTATACACCGAAGATAACAAGGATAGGGTATGGATTCATGCTCACTTTGGAACTAATGATATAGATGAGATATTCTCGAAGCTAAGATTTATGATTGTTGGCTGCAACTGCAAGTGGGTAGTTGTAGACCACCTCCATATGATAGTCTCTTCACTCGCAGAAGGGGATGAGAGACGTGCCATAGATAACATCATGACCCGCTTCAGATGCCTTGTAGAAGAGACAGGTGTGGGCCTGATACTAGTGTCACATCTTCGTAGGGTGGATGGTAATAAGGGCCATGAGAATGGCATAGAGACAAGCCTGAGCCATCTCAGAGGATCTCAAAGCATAGCACAGCTATCGGATTGCGTGATTTCCTTAGAAAGAAACCAACAGTCTGAAGATATGGATGAGGCTAACACAACCAAGGTCAGAGTTCTGAAGTCTAGATACACTGGAGATGTTGGCCTAGCTACCTCGTTACTCTATGATAGAGAGACAGGTAGACTAAGTGAGATTGAAACTGGAGACCTTTCACACTCCCTCTTAGAAGAGGACGTTCCACTGGAGTTCAATTGAAATGACTAGACTAGTCTTTGACATCGAGACAAATGACCTCCCTCCGAATGTCGAAAAGATATGGTGTATTGTGGCAAAGGATATAGATACTAAACATATCTACACCTTCGGACCGGAGTCAATAGAAGAAGGGATCGCATTCCTTCAGAGGGCAGACTACCTTGTGGGACACAACATAATAGGCTTTGATATACCTGTTATTGAAGAGCTTATGAATGTCAAGCTTGGTAGAGAGGGGGTCAGTATTGTAGATACTCATGCTCTATCAAGACTATTTAACCCTACCCGTGATGGAGGACACTCCCTCGCTGCTTGGGGTTCTAGAGTTGGTATGGCTAAGATAAGCTTTGAAACGTTTGACCGCTACTCAGGAGAGATGCTTGAGTACTGTATAGGGGATGTCGAACTTAATGAGAAAGTTTATCATGAACTTAGGAAGGAAGGGAAAGGATTCTCTAAAGAGTCTGTCGCTCTAGAGAATGGGGTATCAAGGATACTCTATGAGCAGAGGAACCACGGCTTTCTCTTTGACCACATTAGTGCAGAGATACTTAAAGCAAGACTCGAAGAGAAGATGGAGAACATTAAGAGAGAGGTCCAAACCATCTTCAAACCTAGAGTTACAGAAGTAAAACTGTATGCACAATTTACTAAGACGGGAGCACTTGCCAAGACTGCGAAAACTCTGGAGGATAAGGGAGTAAGGTTGACTGATGAGGAATACCAGGAACTGTCCACCTTCACACATAGACCTATCAGCAGGTATATGATTGCCGAGTTTAATCTTAGTTCAAGACCACAGATAAGTGAGAGACTACAGGAGCTCGGGTGGAAGCCAGATAATTTTACCCCTAATGGCAGACCAACTGTTGATGAGCAAGTTCTGCTAGGGATTAAAGAGATACCCGTTGCAGGTCTTATCGCAGAGTACATGCTTCTACAGAAGAGAGTGGCGCAGATAGGAGGCAAGAAGGGATGGCTAGAATATGTTCAGGATGATGGCAGAGTACATGGATCTGTGATATCTAATGGGACTATCACCGGACGCATGACACACCAGCAGCCCAACATGGCACAAGTACCTAGTACGGCATCGCCCTATGGTAAGGAATGTAGAGAGTGTTGGATAGTACCGCCTGGTCGTAAGCTAGTTGGTATTGATGCGAGTCAGCTTGAACTACGAATGCTTGCACATTATATGAAGGATGAAAACTATATAAATGAAATCATTAACGGAGACATACACTCCACTAATCAAAAAATTGCGGGACTTCAATCAAGAGATCAGGCGAAGACATTCATATATGCACTCCTCTACGGAGCAGGAGATAGAAAACTCGGAACAGTGGTTGGCAGAAGCCCAAGCAGTGGGAAAGAACTTAGGAAACATTTCTTTGATAATCTCCCATCATTTAGATCTCTTCGAGAAAGAGTGTCAGCGGCATCGCAACGAGGCTTTCTCAAAGGACTAGATGGTCGTAAGATATTTGTGAGGTCTGAACACTCCGCACTGAATACACTCTTACAAAGTGCTGGTGCGTTAGTGATGAAGCAAGCCCTCATAATCCTTGATGAGTCTATCAAATGGTATCGTCTTGATGCTAAGTACGTTGCGAATGTACATGATGAATGGCAGATCGAGGTAGCTGAGAAGGATGCTGAAAGGGTAGGAGAACTTGCAGTAGAGGCGATAAAAGAAACTGCAACTGTGTTTAATTTAATCTGTCCATTAGATGGGGAGTACACCATAGGAGACAATTGGAGTGAGACACACTGAAAAATATAAGTGGTCTTATAGCAGAACCAACTCAAAAGGAGAAATAAAATTTAGACATGATACAAACGAAACCTTTGAAGATGTAATAGAATATTTAGAAGAAAGAAACATAGAGTATGAAGTAAAAGAAGGGGCATATATGCTTTGGGTGCACCATGAAAATAGAAAGTACGCTTACTATTACACAACAGGAAAATGGGCACCCTACTCAAGGATAGGTAGACCTAAACTTCACTACAGCTCTAAAGGAATAAAAGATTTCCTTGAAAGATTTGTACTCCCTGTTAGAGAAACTCCTGACTTTAACAAAATGAGACAAGATGTAGATGACATGATATTAGATGATATAAAACAAGCTGGCCCTTCAGGAACGATACAAAGAAAGATAAAGGAGAAGTACGAGGATTTAAGTAACTGGCATATTCATATAATAGCAGGAAGTTTTTCTAGGCTGGCTGCTAACGGTGATATCTTTTATAACGGAGACAAGGAAGGAAGATCAAAGATTATGCGGCACAAAACATATAAGGATGGTGAATATAAAATAGGGAGTAACTGGAGTGAAACACATTAAGCAAACTGAACTAAAGTTATCGGAGCCACCAACAGACCCAAATAGAATTGGAGACATAGCAGAACACTACGCCATAACTTACTTATGGGATAGTGGTTATAATGTCTACAAGAACTGTGGTTGTACTGGCCCTGTTGATCTGGTAGCCATGACACCGGAGGGAAAAATAATTTTGGTAGATGTTAAATCTTTACACGGTGGAAAACTAGGGGGCCGCACCGACGAACAAAAGAGATTGGGGGTGCAGTTCCTTCGTTTCAATTCCACCACACGTAAAATGAAATTTGTGGAGCACAAAGTATGAAAAAATTGGAGACTGTAGTAGAAGACATTTACGAGACACTCTCCTGTCTCTGCGATCAAGAGGATCTCAATATATCTGAAGAGGATATTGAAGATTTTGGAGAGCGTATGAAGAATGTCATTCGGCATTGGTCTAAACCACATCAGGAGTCTAGAGGTTTACGAATGTCAAATGTTGGGAGACCCCTGAGACGCCTCTGGTATGACCTCAAGAAGGATAGGCCACTCTATAATAGGGCTGACCCACATACATTTATAAAGTTTCTTTATGGACATATGCTTGAGGAGGTAGTGCTATTACTAGTCAAACTCTCTGGTCATGATGTTAAGGATGAACAGAAAGAGATCGAGGTTGATGGTGTCTTAGGCCACATTGATTGTAAGATAGATGGAGAGGTTGTTGATATTAAGACAGCTTCTAACTTTGCATTCAAGAAGTTTAAGGACGGGACACTACATACTAGCGATCCATTCGGTTACATGGCACAGCTATCTGGATATGAAGAGGCAGAGGGAACTAGTGATGGCGGCTTCATAGCTCTTAATAAAGAGAGTGGTGAGCTTGCCCTATATCAGCCCGGACCCTTCGTAAAGGTGAATGTTAAAAGCAAGATAAAAGATGTTAGAAATGCGGCAGACCTGGACACACCACCGGAAAGGTGTTATAATACAGTCCCTGAAGGAGCTAAAGGTAATCACAGGCTACCCAGAGAATGTGGCTACTGTCCACATAAGGTAGAGTGTTATGCTGACGCCAATAATGGTAGAGGCTTGAGAATATTCAAGTATGCTGCCGGTCTCAAGTATTTCACCCGTGTTATTTCTACCCCGAAGGTACAAGAATTAGCAGTCAATGAATAGTAAAGTATCTAAAAGGATTAGCAGACAAGTAGTCCTCCTATTCATCGAGTGGTTGAAGACACTTGTATCTGAGGAAGAAGCTGCCAAAGTTAATAAAAATAATGTCTGGCAGATGGCACCAAAAGATAATCTCACTTACCGAGACATGACAGCACATTTGAGCGTCCATTCTCCGAAGTGGATAAGGAAAAAAATAAAGATTCTCGTGAGACAAAAGCCTGATACAGATATTGAATCAATAACAATGGAGGATCTGGAATGTCTTATAAAGATTGGCAGTCCGGGGGTGAGCCAAGACCACTTCACCAGCTCCTAGTAGGTCTCTCCGGTTATATAATGACGGGCGGGCTTATAGAAGATATAGATTTTATAGTCCTTATGGAACTTAAAGATGCTATCGAAGAAGAATTAATCAAGCGACAAGGAACTATACATTAAAAAGAGACAACCAAGAAAACGTAGGCCTATTGAGAAGGATGTCCCAAGTGGATATGATTCTAAATGGGAAGCGCACTTACATGGCGAACTACTTAAAGAGTGGAAGCACCACTCAGAGAAAGTCCCTTACGTCATTGAGCATACTTATCACCCTGATTTTGTGAGGCGGTTGGGATACACTAAAATATTACTGGAGGCTAAAGGACGTTTCTGGGACTACGCTGAATTCAGCAAATACATATGGATTAAGAAGACGTTAATGCCTAGTACTGAATTGGTCTTTATCTTTGCTAATCCACAGGCCCCTATGCCTGGAGCAAAGAAGAGAAAGGACGGAACCAAACGTTCCCATGCGGAGTGGGCCGAGGCCAATGGGTTCAGATGGTTCTCCGAATATAACTTACCTGATGAGTGGATAAACAAATGACACGAACATTAAACGATCCTACACCTGATGAGTGGGATGCGATGGCTCGAAGATGGGAAGCCAAGCATAGTAAAACTGATGGTGAAGAATACCGAGAGGCGCGTAAGAGACAGAAGATAATGAGAGGTACAATGTATAAGCCAAGAGATTATAACAAACAATATAACAATGTACACAGCCCCAAACACTATAACCAAGGTCATACAGAATGCATAGATGCAATCGAGGCAATGCTATCAGATGAAGAATATATAGGCTACCTCCGGGGTAACTCCATGAAGTACCGCTGGAGATTCCGATACAAGAATGGTTTGGAAGATCTGAATAAAGCTGAGTGGTATGAGAAGCGTCTTGTCAAGTTTATGGAGGACCATAATGTCTTGGGACAGGAAGGGTGATAGGCGAGTAAAATATATTAAACGTAAGAAATCTAAGACTAATTCAAAAAGTAAAAGATTTAAAAAAATTAAAAAAGAAGAACTTAAATATGAGGATAACTTAGATGACATTGACAGCCACGTCAAAAAC